TGAAGGACACGTTCTCAAGGCCGCGACAATGTAGCTTGGCAACCTCAGCGACGAGGTAGTCCCAGTTGTCCTGTGCGCCGAGGTAATCCTTCTTGGGCGTGCGACGGCCGTGGTTGCAGGCCAGATACAGCACGTTGATCTGCTCGAAGTGGGCCGCCAAGTCGCGGTACATCATCGAGTGGAGTTGGCCGATGGCGAAGCAATTCTTGAATTGGTTGCGGTAGTAGCTGCGCTCGCACGCCTTGTGGATTTCGCCGCTGGTGAAATCGCCGTAGGCCAGCACCCACAACACAGGGAACTTGAATTTTGGCGATAACGTGTCTTGGGTCCACTCGACCACACTGTCCACGTAACGCTCGGCGCGGGCGCAACTGACCGGAAAGTTGTAGTCTTCCAGGCCGCCGACTTCCTCGGGCCGGACGACTTGATCGTGGTGCCCATCGCTCAGGTGCATGACGCAGTGTTCTTCAATCACAGCCTTGCGTCGGAAGTCCAGGGCTGGCGGCAGGGCGGCAAACGGCTTGACACGCTGCTCCATTTCCTGCGTAATGGCCTTGAACAAGCCAGCGATCTTCGCACCGGCTTTCACCTTGGACCGTTCGCGGTTGCGTTCTTCGGTCAAGTGGACGATCTCGGCCTCCAACTCCATGACCTTCTCGTCGGTCGGGTCGAAGCCCTCAAGCGGCTTGTGTTGTCCGCCAGCTTGTTTCGGACAGGGTGGTTCGCCCTCGGGCCACGGCACGTCTTTGTGAACGCGGCCGGTGGCGATGTCGCTCACAATAGAACGACTGACTTTGTGCTTCCTGGCGATAACAGGCTGCGTCTTGCCCGCAGATATGTCGGCCTTGATGGATGCAGCTTTCTTCGGTGATATTTTCGTCATAATCAATCAAAGTCCCGTGAGTCTAGGGGCTTGTCCTTTGCTTCTGGGTTCTGGTTGGCCTTTCGCCTGTTCTTTCGGTGTAAGGCTTTCTTGAAGTCGCGCTTCCGTTTGGGCGCGTCCAGGGTGCGTGTAACTTTCTTCCATGCACGGGAACGTCCCATAGTGAATCCTTCTCGGCGGGAGAACGGGGCGGGCAGCCTTGCAGCACCCGCCCCGTCAAGTTTGCGAGAAAGTAATCAGGCGGCCTTGTAATAAGGATGCACGCGCCGAGGGGTAATCGTGCTACCCTTATCGCCGTCGATGATGTCACCGATAATGTCGCGGATACAGGCGCGAATCTGGTCCATCGGATCGACCTGTGGCACGCTCTCAGTGCCGTCGAACAGTTTGGGGGCCGTCACCTTGACCTTGGGGTCCAGAGCCCACTCACACTTCATCGACTTGGCCCACGGCAGGATTCGACGCATCGGCACGATAAAGTTCAAGCCAGCGCCGCCGCCACGAGTCAGCATACCAATATAGGTGCCGTCTTCAAGATACATGCCGCCGCCAGACGAGCCGGGATAGGCCATCGTCGATGTCTGCTCGAACATTTTGCCGGTCTTCAACAGGTCAATGTCGGTTTGCGAAATGACACCGTAGCTGACAGAGTTGTAGAGACCTTGTGTGCAACCAACGTGAACCAGCTTGGTTCCAGTGTCTTGTACTTCGGCAGTCAGGTCGAACTTGGCACTGATCGTAGTGGGCCGGAAGTTGTCTTGCAGAATCTCCAACAGGGCAAGGTCTTCCCCGTATTCGGGATCACTATAGGCGATGACCTTAGCCTGGACTTCCGACTTGCCAATCGACTTGCCCTTGTTGCGAAATTCCTGACAGATCAGTACGTTGTTGAAAGTCTTGTTCTTCTGCATTTCCTCACGAACAACGTGCCCGGCCGTCCAGACGTAGGTTTTCGTAACGTCTCCGACTTGGCGTGTGACAAGCGTACCGCTTCCGCTGCCGCCGTGAACCTTCACGAGAACACTCACAGCCTGTAGATCGGCAAGAATCTTTGCTTGCGTCGGCGCGACAGAGTAGTCGGTAGTAGGCCGTACAGGGATAGTGATGTCGAAATCAAGGCCGGGTAATGCGGTAACGACTGGCGGTGTGGGTACGATAATCGCGTTCGGGGTCGCAGCAAACATCGTGCCAGCAAGCAGCACGAGCGCGACGAGGGACAGAAAGACAGACTTCATGGTGCAAGGCTCCATTCCAATGTTGTAAACAGGGTTCAAACGGTTTGTGGATCGACAATCTCTATTTCAAGTAGACTGTCGTACTCGGGGACAAACCTACTGAGTAAGGCCCCATAGAATGCGTCTCTGACAACTTCGTTGTGGGTGTCTCCAAATACCACGTCAACGTGGGCAACATGATAGACACCCTCTTCCTCGTGGGTGTAGGGCAGGCGGACTCTAACGGCCGTAACATGGGCTGCGTCTCGGTTACGGAAAACATGCGTTAGGCAGTCGGTTATTCGCTCTCGTGTCGGCATTGCTTTCCAATCGCCGCTGTAGAACGTAATCTCGTATGTTGCCTTGTCGTCCATTTCGTCGATTGTCGTTTCGCCAATCATGTTCGGTATTCCTCGAATTCGCCTTCCTGCGTTGCAGCATCGTCCCAGTTGACGCCGTTCATTACTTCGCCCATCGTCATCAATTCCAGCTTCCGGTTCGCACGAATAACTTCCAGTACGCGCCGGTCGCTTGGCAAGTGAATCAGGTCAACGATGGTACAACCTAGATTCTCGTCCATGCCTTTGCGGTGAATACGATCCTCAGATTGGACACGAAACTCGGGTTTCCATGAGTTGCTCCAATACACCGCCATACGCGATTCTACCAACGTGAGGCTCATGCCTCCCGACTCCGGGTTCGCCACGAACGCAACACGAGGATGCGCTTCAAGGTTCGCCCAGTAGTCTAGCGGTTCTTCCGTCACCGCTTCCTCGTTATCGTGCGGCAAGATATTAAAGTTACCTTGATCGCAACGGACGGCGCTCCAGCCCTCTTTCTTTACCAGCTTCGCAACCCGGTCAACTGACCCGGTGAAGCCAGCGAAGACCACAATGCGGCCCGTCTCTTCGCACTCGTCTAAGAGCATCCGCAGGGCGGCGTCCTTCGGACAAGGAACCTCGCGCGTAATACGGATAATCTTGTCCACTTCCTGCTTGCCTCCGCACACAGGGCAAGTCACACTTCGTTTTTCGAGTTGTGAGACTAACTCGTCGTCCAACAAGTCTATGTTGGAGAAGACCCGGCTCTCGTCACCCGGAATGAACCATTCCTGTACCGTGCCATCCGTGCAATGGTGGCACTTCGTCATACCGTCCTTAGTCTCTCGATACTGAAAACCGTCGCTCAACTCTCGCAATAGCGTCATGCCGGTTACGGCATTAGGGGCGGCCTCCATGAGAGACTTAGCCACGCGAAGTGTGCTGGCATTGGGTTTGCAAACAATCTGCCTGTAACGCTTGTCTGGCAGATGTAGGCAATCCTTCTTGTGCTTGATAATTACCAGACCCTTGAGTCGCTCGTAGAGGTAGGATACCTCATTCTTGCTCGGTTTGAACGGGTGATACTCTGCCGGGTCCGTCAGTCCATCCAACTCGTGCGGCCCTTCCTCGCGTGTGTCACCGCACACGTCGCACTTGCGCTCGTCGTCTTTCCAGCCGATTCGCTTCTTGAAGGCGGCAGTCTCAAATTTCTGATCGACCATGAAAGCCATGCGAGACTCCATCGCCCTCGCGCTGCCTTCACGAAGGAAGCCCGGCCATGCAATTTCGCACTGACTCCACCAGTCGATGGGGGTCTTGGGTGATGGTGTGCCGGACATTTCAATCACGTAGCCGTTTTCCAGTCCCCACTTGTCACGGATCATGTCCGCGAGACGCTGTGCCGCGCGGGATCGCTGGCTGGTGGCGTTCTTCAATCGGCTTGATTCATCACAAATCAAACCGTGTGGTGGTGGCACGCCCTGGGGCCACTCGTCGATCACGCGGACCAGACCTTCGTAGGTGTGGTACTGAATGTCGAACCTCTCGGCCGGAAAACCCCAGATACGAAACTCGCGCTGGATATTCGGCAGGGAAGTCTTGGGGCCGATCCAGAACCAATCATGGACGCCCGACATCTCAATAAGCAACTGGGCGGCCAGTGTCTTGCCGGTGCCCATTTCCGCCGCCCACAACTGAAAGTGGTAAGTCAGGCCAGCATCAGTCAAATCCTTCTGGTGTTCCATGAAGGCCGTGGGCTCGCCCTTGCGTAGCAGCGGCCGAAACTCGTGCCGGACTAACTCGCGGTCGAACCACTCAAAAACATCGTCGCCACACAGTAGCGAAAGCTGAAAGCCGTTTCGTTGACAGTCTTCAACTGACCAGACTTTCTTGCCGGAATAAGGCCCGTCGCCCTCGTCCTCGAACCCGTGCCACTTCGATCCCTTCATCGCTTTGATTTCGTCTTTCAACGAGAAGGGCGACTTGACGAAATAGATACGGCCGTCCCGCCGTTCGATTGCGGCGGGCACTTTGATAAGACGCCCGCTGCTGGTCCGCGTGATTAGCTTGAGTTCTTCGATCATTATTCTGGTTCTGTTCTGTTGAGGCGCTCGATAGCGATGTCGCAATTATGGTCAGTGAGTTC